CTAATATTGATATTGATTGGGTATCAAAAGAAGAAGCTGATGATATTAGAAAAGCTTTAAATGGTGAAGAACGCGGAGATAAAGGTTTTGGAAGTAGTGGGAGATAATTAAATGATAATAACAGATGTTCAGATTAAAGAAGTTGAAACTAATAATAGAATTATAGCTTTGGCAAATGTAACTTTTGATAATTGTTTTATTATTAAAGATGTAAAAATATTAAAAGATAAAAACGATAATATTTTTATAGGAATGCCTAGTATTAAACATGAAGATAATTCATATAGCGATTTAGTTTATCCTATAAATAAAGAATCAAGATCATATATTACATCTGAAATAATTAAAGCATATAATAGTTATAAAAATAAAGCTTAATAGATTTAGTATTTTTATGAGGTTACTAGTAAGATATTAGTAACCTTTTTATATATTATAATAAAGTAAGGAGAGCATATGGATAGTAATTTAAATAGTCTACTTAACGATATTGTAGATATAAAAAGATTAGAGAATAAGTCTATTAAAATAAGAGAAATAGCTCCTATTGAAGAATGGATAAATAGTGATTATTATATAGGTCCAGATGCATCATCAATTTATCCTTTTTGGAAGCAACATATAATAAATATTTTTAATAGCCCTACTAGAATAAATGAAGTAATTCTTACTGGTGGTTTAGGTACTGGTAAAACAACTGTTGGTAATATTATTATGTTAAGAAGATTATATGAGTTATCTTGCTATGATAATATACCTAGTTTATTTAATTTGATGTCTAGTTCAAAAATATTATTTGCTTATTTTAATATTAATATGTCACAAGCATTATTAACTGGTTATGGGCAAATTAAAGAAATGATTGACAGTAGTCCATACTTTAGAGAAAATTTTCCTAGAAATTATAAAAGAGAAAATGAAATAGCTTTTCCACAAGCTAATCTTCAAATTAGATATGCTTCTGGTACTCAACATACTATAGGTTCTAACTTAGTTGGTAGTTTATTGGACGAAGCAAACTTTTATAGTAAGACAGAAAAAATAACTGAATCAGAAATGATGGTTCAAGATAAAGCAAAGAAGATTTATACAGACGCAAGAAATAGAGGAAAATCACGTTTCTTGATAAATGGTGAAAATTATTCAATGAGTATATTGGTATCTTCTACTACTTTTGATAGTTCTTTTACAAATCAAAGATTAAAAGAGACAGAAGGTGATCCTCATACTTATGTAGTAAATGCAAGACTTTGGGATGTTAAACCTCAAAATTATAGTAAAGAGAGATTTTATGTATTTTGTGGTTCTGGAGAAATAGATCCTTGTATAATAGATAATATAGCTGATATAAATGGAATATTAGATTCATTAGGAATTGATAGAGTTAAAGATATTTCTATACAAGAAGCAATAAAACATATACCTATAGAGTTAAGAACACAAATAATTGAAGTACCTACAGATTATTTAGTTGATTTTAGAACTAACTTATTACAATCAATACAAGATATTGCTGGTATGACAATTGCTGGACAAGGTAAATTATTTAATAGTAAAGAAAACTTTGATAAATGTGTGTATACTCCAGAAGAACCAGCTTTTACAAAAGATACTTTTATAATATCTACTAAGATGGAAACAACACCTCAAGATTATATAAATCCTAATTGGAAACCTGAACAACCAGATAGATTAAGATTTATGCATGTTGACCAAGGTATATCTTCAGACCATTATGGTATATCTAGTTGCTTTGTTGATGATGCTATAATTAATGAAGATGAGACTATAACATTAAAGATAAAATTTGATTTTATTCTTAATATAGTACCTCCTAGACCTCCTGCAAAAGTTGATATTGCTAAAGTTAGAAGTTTAATTCCGTGGCTTTCACAAAATAAAGGAATAAATTGGGGAATGATAACTTATGACCAATATCAGTCACAAGAATCTATGCAAGAATTAGAAAAAGCAGGATTTCCGGTAGGTTATCAATCTGTTGATAGAACTGATGAAGCTTATTTATGTTTAGTGGATTATATTTATAATAATAACATAAAATTTCCATATAATGATGAATTTGAGAGAAATTTATTTAATTTAGTTCATTTTAGAGAAAGAAGAAAAGTAGATCATACTAGTACTGGAAGTAAAGATATTTCAGACTCTGTTGCTGGAAGCTTATATAACGCAATTAAATCTGATGTATATACTAATATTGTAATTCAAAATGATGTAAACATTTTATTTGATATATAATATGTTTTAAAATTATATATATTAATAGAGAAGGAGATAGTATGAATTTAGGTCAACATATTATTACAAATATATTAATAGAAAAAGCTAATATAGATTGGAATAATTATTTAACTTCTGAAGAGGTTGATAAATTTTTATCAAAAGATGATAAAGTTGAATCAGCAGAAGAGATAATTTATAATACTAAAGGAAATTTTTATAAAAAATATTTTGATTCATTTAAGCATGAAGGATGGACAAAGAGAGAATTAACACAAGATTTAGCTAATTTTTATCATAATGGACATCTTAATGAGGAGTCAATTAGTAAAGATCCAAGAATAAAATATGGACCATATAAAGATGGAATGGGTATGTGGACTATAGATTTAGCTGATAATTATACAACAGATTCTGGAGATTCATTTATACAAGAAAAAACTAAAAAAGAATGTTTAAGAATGTTAGATACAGTTGTAAGTAAGATTAATGAATCAATTCAAGGTTTAGATGATTATACAGAAAATGGAATAAAAGATATAGTAGCTGAATATATAATGTATAAGATGATTGAGGAAGCTGGTTATTCTGAAGATGATTTTAATATAAAAGCAATAGAATTAAATGGTTCTAGAAAAAGAGGAACAGCAAGAGATGATTCAGATTTAGATGTAGTAGTTGAATTTGAAGGTGATAATTTAAGAGAAGATGATTTATTTAATTTATTAAATGACGATGATAGATTATATATTGAAGATATTGCAGTAGATATAAATCCTATACTAGCGCATAAATCTGGTTCAATTGATGATTTTATGAAGAAATCTAATGAATATGATAGAGATAAATTAAAAGAAAGTGATTCAAATTTAGATCTTTGGAAGTCTCAAATAAATAAAAAAGATACGCAAGAATTATTCTTATATTTAAAGAAAATGTATAATCAACTATATACATATAATGATAGAAATTCAAATATTAAATCAAATGATTATGAAAAAATATTAGAAAAAATAAATTATATAGAAAATAAATTAGGAATTAAATCTAAAAGAGGCAGAGAACTACATTAAGGAGGTTATAAATGTCTATCTTTAATAGAAACAAAAAAGAAAAATTAGAAGAATCTAGTACTCCAAAAGACTCTAATGATAGATTATATGAATGGGGTACTACAAATGATGTTAATTTATATAATTTCGTTCAAGGTATTAGAATATTAGATAATAATTATATTAATAATGATGCTTTGATCGAAAAGATGCTAGAAGATTCAGTTATATCTTCAGCTTTAGATCTTTGGACAGAAGATTCACTACAAAGAGATCCTCAAACAAAAGATATTTTTCATATAGAAGTAGATACGCCAGAATCATATGTTGAAGATGAATTATCTAAAGGATTAACTTTAGAATTAGAATCTTTTCTTAAGAAAGATTTGGATATGGAGAAGAGATTAGTCTTTATAACTAAAAGATTATTAGCTTATGGAGATTGTCCTGTTAAATTAGATTTTGCTGATACTCTTGTAGATGATAGATTAAAATTAAAAGAAAGTGAAAGAGATAATTTTACTAAAATATCTCATAAGATTACAGATTTACTTGGTGGTGATAAAGATACTCCTCAAAGAAAATCAATTGATGATAAGTCAAGATTGAATGAAGATGAGTGTTTTAATGTAGACTTAGAGTATTTTGAGAATAATAATATAGATTATAATCATAAAGCTTTAAAGAATTTAAGAGAAGATATAGAGAATAGATATAAATCTAATAAAAAATTAAATGAAGCTGAATTATTAGATGCAAAACAAATGATGCAAGGTAGATGGTATACTGAAATTATAGGTCATGGAACTAACATATATTCATTATCTTCTAAACAAAAATTAATAGCTTATTTAGATAGAGATTATCCTAATAAGTTTATTAAACCAGATAGAATAGTTAATTTTTCAAATTGTTCTGGAAAGCATTCTGTATTATTTGAAGTTGGAGATCAAAACACTGCAATGTATAATAAACAATTCTATAGATTAGAAAGAGGAGAAAGCTTTTTAGAGAATGCAATGACTTCTTGGCAAGTATTATCTGCTTTAGAAGATATATTACTTCTTACAAGAATGACAAGATCTATATTATATAGAATATTTTCAGTAGAAGTTGGTAATAAAGGAAATAGAGAAACTTCTGATCTATTACAAAGATTAAAAAATAAAATAAAAATGGATGAAACAGTTGATATAAGAAGTAAAATATACAACTCAAGCTTAAAGCAAGTTCCATTAGGAGATAGTATTTTTATTCCAACAAGAAACGGTGTTGGTGTAATAGATGTTAAGACTGTTGGAGGAGATGTAAATTTAAGAGATGCAATCGATTTAGATTATTTTAAAGATAAATTATTTGCAGGTTTAAGAATACCAGCTCCTTATTTAGGATTTACAGAAAGTCTTCCTGGTGGTATAGGAGATACTTCTTTGACAAGAATGGATATTAGATATAGTAGAACTATAACTAGAATACAAACAATATTATCTAGTGGATTAAAAGATATATGTTTATTATATTTAAAACTTACAAGAACTGAAAAAGCATTTAATAAATTACCAGATTTTAAAGTTGTATTTACTTCAATAAACTCTGCTGAAGATGCTTCAAGAATAGAGCAAAAGAGAGTTCAAATGGATACATTAAAAAATATATTAGATGCATTAAAAACATTAGGAGTAGATATATCTGCAAATCCAGAAGGATATGAAAAGACAAGACAACAGTTAATAAAAGAATATTTTGGTTCTGTATTATTAGAAAAAGTATTGAATGATGAGAATGCAATGGTTGTAGAAGAACCTACAGAAGGAAATAGTAAGGATTTAGGTGGTGGCGGAGGTGATTTCGATTCTGGTTCTTCAGATATAATATCTGGTCCTGGAATGAATCTTAACAATGATATAGAATCAGAAGAAGATATAGAAGATACTGATGTTACACAAGATGAAACACCGCCAAATGAAGATATAAATCCACCAGAAGAAAATACAGAAACAAGAGAATTAACTTAAGACATAATATAAACTATAGATATAAGATACTGGTAGATTTTAAGATATATAACTATATTAGTTTACATATAAAAATTAATCCTGGTTAATCCTGGTGATTAAGATTTATTAAGTCTTATTATAGTTTATATTATATAAAATAAATATTATTAAATAGGAGAGTGTTATGAATATATCAAAAACAATAATTAATAGTTTAAATGAATCTGATTCAAGTTATAATTATGTTGTTAAAGTTAAAGATAAAGATACTGGAAAAACTGGTTATTTATCTGGAGACGAAGATACTTATAAATTTTGGATAGAAGATGATAAAAATTTAGCTAATCATTTTACTAAGAATGAAGAATCAGCAGCTAAATCAAGATGTGAAGCAAATAATTTAATTTATTTAGGACTTGAAAGTCTAGATGAAAATTTAGTTGAAATGCCTTATAGTGTTTATCAAACAGATGATAGAGATATTACTTTTATGAAGTATGATTATGTATCTGATAAATTTCCAGAAGCTTTTAATAATTATAAAAAAGTATATGATGGAACTATATTATTAAAAAATAATGAAGATATTAATTATGCTTTAGAAGATATTTTTATTCAATTAAATAGAGGTGATAGACCAAACTCACAAGGAATGAGAAGTTTATCAATGTCTGATATAATTTATATAGATAATAAATATTATTATGTAGATGATATTGGATTTCAAGAACTTGAAATAAATTAGTGTATTAAGGAAGGTTATGTATGAAATTAGTAGAAGGTAAAATTTTAACTAATTTTAAAGAAATATTAACGGAAGCTAAATTAAAACAATTGGAGTATAAAACCAGAAATCAAACACCAAGACTTGCAGATAGAGCTGATTTTGTTAATACTGATTATATAGGAATTAGTAAGTTTGGTATATTTAATTTTAGAACAACTAGTCAAAATAGTCCAGGTAATTATTGGTATCAAACATTAGAAATTCCAGATTTGCAATCTAAAATAATGGATGAAGATATAACACCAGAATTTATTAAATATTTATTAGATAATGAAGATATAAAATTATATTGCGATTGTCCAGCATTTTTATATTATGCATTAAAATATGCTGCTTGGAATAAAGATTATGGAATAGAACCAGAAACTAGAGCTCCTAGAAGAAATAACGTAGATTTAAAAGGAGCTTTATGTAAGCATTTATTATCTGTAGTAGATTTAATAAATTCAGGTAGTTTATACGAGCAGATGGCTAAAGATACTTATAATTGGTTTAGATATACTCAAGGTGATACTTATGGTAATTTCCATAAAGCTAGACTTATGGGTGATGCTATTAAAAAGAAGAATAGAATTAACTATGAGACATATGATAGTTATATGAATGATTATTTTGCTAGTAAAGCTGGAGTTAATAAGTTTTTAGATGATGCTGATATTAAAAGTAGCTTAAAACAGGAAATAGAAAGAACAGCTAAAACAGATCCAACAATGACTTTAGATGATTTTATATCAGATGAATTTGGAGTAGATGGTATTAATGGTTTAGCAAATGACTTAGAGATAGATCCTGATTATGTTAAACAATATTTTAAAGATTTAGGATTTTAAAGGAGTGTAGATAATGGCTAATAGAATAGAAAATTATTTTAACGATATAAATAATTTATTTAATGTTATTAGATCTAATTATAATATTAATTTTAGTTCTAATCCAGTATCAAAAGGATTAACTATAGCAACTTTTGGTGGTTCTTATAAGGATTATAATTATAATATTATGTTAGAAATTTCTTGTAATCACAAAGAGCTTGAATCAAAAGATCAATTATTCGTATATACATATTTCGGATCAAGAGGAAATAGTGCAGGTATTATTAATATTAATGATTTACAAGAAGCAGCAGAACTTATATATGCTGCGCTAAGAGAATTGGGATTTAAGACTGATGAAGATAGAGAACGTGAAAAAGAAGAGAAAGAAATTAAAAATAGAGAAAGATTAGAAAAAGAAAAGAAAGATCGTGCTGAAGCTAAGAAAAAGATAGATGATTATTTATCAAAAAATGATGAAAAAGAAGAACCTGTAGAAGATAATTCAATCAATGATGAGGAAACAGACGAAACAATAAAAGTAGCAGATGAGGAATTTGATTTATATAAAGAAAAACTAGATGAATTAGGAGAGAAAGATAATTGTATAACTGCATCAATATCTTATGGAGAAGATTTTAGTAAGATGTCTGTTATAAGTGTTGATGTTTTTTATGTAGACAGTAATACATGTAGAGTAAAAACAGAAGGCATATCTCCTAAGATAGATAAAGAAACAACTTGGGATAAAGCTAAAAATATGATGCTTAAAGTTACTAAAAAATTAAATGGAGTAATTTCTTTATATGCTATAACTCCTGACGGTCATACAATTAAATTAAAACCAGATGAAGAAGAGGATGGTTTTAATGCATTAGATGGAGTTAGAATTGATGGATTAGATATATAAATATAAGGAGGATTTATAATAATGAATAAGATAATACTTAATGAAAATTTATGTGAATCTGTTTTTATGGAAGCAGATAGCAATGATAAACCAAAAGGTATATTAAAAAGAATTAAAGGAATAGTTGCAGATTTTAAACCTAATAGAAATGGTAGAGTTTATCCTAGAGAGTTATGGGAAAAGGTTATTAATTCTGAATATGTTCAAGAAATGATGAAATCAAAATGCTTATTTGGAGAAGCTAATCATCCTTTCGATGATAGAGTAGAAATAGATTTAAATAATGTAAGTCATTGTATACACGACTTGAGAATTGAAGGTGATTCTGTTGTTGCAGAATTAGATTTATTACCTACTCCTGCTGGAGAATTGATAGATAAGTTAATTGATTATGGTAGTAAGATTGGAGTATCTAGTAGAGGAGCTGGATCAGTTAATGAAGATGGTTCTGTAAATCCAGATGATTATCAATTTTTTACTTTTGACTTAGTACCTAGACCATCAGTTGAAGCTGCAAGACCTGTAATGATTGAATCAGAACAATTAAAAGCTGATAAAATATTAACTGAAGGTGAAATTGCTACTATTTTAAATAATTATAAAAATGTAGATAAGAAAATAGACGAGGCCTCAAATAATTACTTTAAATATATAAATGAGGGAGAAACTAAATCTATTAAAACGAACATTATTGATAAATTATTAGCTCAATCAAATGAAATAAATGAAGTATTATAATCAGGTTTAATTTTGATGCATTTTTCTATCATAGTAATATAATTTTACATATTTGCATAAGACTTTAATGTTTTATGCAATTTTTTTATATATATGATTAGAAGATAGATTATTATTTTTTCTAAAAATAAAAAATTTTAAAAGGAGGAAGTCAAGAATGATAGTTGACAAAATTGCTTTAAAAGAAGGCGAAGCTTTAGTTAGAAAACATAATAGAATGATTTCTGCTGTTAATAAAGCTTTAAAAGAATCAGCTGCATTTGGTGGAGAAATGGATTCTGAAAGAAAAACAAATTTAGCTGTTATGTTGGAAAACGTTTCTAAATGTTTTGATGCTAACGCACCAAAAATATTAACAGAATCAGGAACACAAGTTGTTGATATCGCAAAGAAAAATGAGTATCTAAACTTAGTTGCTGCTGTTATGCCTACATTAGTAGCTGAAGATGTGGTTTCAGTTCAACCACTAAAACAAAAAGCTGGTGTTGTTTATTATATGAAACATGTTTATGATAGCAACAGAGGACAAATTGCTGTTGGAGATAATATTAGTAATTATATTCAAGTAGGTCCTGATGCTAATAAAATACCAAACGCATTTAATTATTCTGCTGAAACAATTGAAGATGAGGAAGTTGTTGTTGCTGATGGTAAATTCACATTAGCATGGTTACCAGTAGCTCCTGGTTCTGTATCTTTCAAAAACGCTTCAGACGCTGATGTTACAGATGATGGAGAAGGAAATCTATCTGATGGTGGTACTGTTGATTACGCAACAGGTCTTGTAACATTAGGTTCTGGAACAACTCTTAATACAAATAATCTTGTAAGTTATGGACAAGATTTATCTGTAGCTCCAGTTGAAGCGCCAGCTATTAGAACAATTATAGCTGATGTAACAATTACAGCTAGACCAAGAAAATTAAAGACAGGATTCTCTTTGGATGCTGCTTATGATTTAAGTGCTACACAAAATATTGATTTACAAACATTACTTCAAGCCACAGCAACTGATGAAATCAGAGCTGAAATTGATGGTGAAATTCTAAATGATTTAGGAAATTCTGGAACAACAATGTCTGTTTCATTCAATATGCCTGTTCCATTTGGTATTAATAAACATGATCACTATGAATCATTCTATCAAGTATTAGTAGCGGGAGCAAATAAAGTATATCAAAAGACTAGAAGAGTTACACCAAATATTATTATAGTTGGTGAAAATGCTGCAAATATTATTGAAACAATGGATAAATTTAAAGCAGCTGCAAGTTTAAATACTGCAGGACCTCATATTATGGGTACTTTAAATAATAGATTCTTAATTGTTAAGAATCCATACTATCCATCAAATAAATTTACTATCGTATATAGAGGAGATGTAACTCTAGATACTGGTTATGTATATGCACCTTATATGCCTATTACAGCAACTCAATTTATTATGGGTTCTGATTTTTATGGACATCAAGGATATGCAACAAGCTACGGAAAGAAACTTGTTGCTCCAGAGTTCTTCTGCAATGGTGTAATTACTGAAATCACAGAATAGTAGATTGTATTTAGTTTTAGATTTTTAAATTCAATCATTCTAGACAGGTATTAAAATAAATATTTAATATCTGTCTATTTTTATGTTATAATTTTATATATTATAATAGATAGAATATTATATAGTAAATTTTAAAAGGAGGAAATTATGGAAAAAACATATAATGCTAGATTATCTTTTAAAGGAGAAGGAAGTTTTACTTTTGCATTACCTAAAAAAGGAGAAACTACAATATATGCAGGAAGAGATATTTATGTAAAAGGATTAACTGCAGAGGCTGTTGAATATTTAAGAACTCTTAGAGTTGTTTCATTAGAACATACTTTAAATGCTAAACCTGATGGTTGTTATATGGTTATTGATCTTAATGAATTATCTCCTATAAAACCATTTAGAAGAATAGTAGATACTGATAGAAAAGTATCTGTTGCTGATTTAAAAGCATCTTTAACTAAAGCCCCTATTACAGATGAAGAGTTAAATGCTAAATCTAGCAACTCAGAAATGGATGCTATAGTAGATGATACATTAAAAGAAATATCTGAAGAGAATTTAGAAGCTGAGTCATTTGATGAACCAGAAACAAGTACTGGAGATATGCCTACTAATGAACCAAAAACAGAAGCTCCTGAAGAACCTAAAAAAGCAGAAAATAAAACTTCTAAAGGTAGAGCTAAAAGTAATAAATCAAAAAATAAAAATAAAAAATAATAGAGAGGTTACAATGGTAGATTCAGAGATTAAAGATTATGTAAAATCTCAGTTAGGAAGTAGTATAGTAGATGTTGAAATATCTGATAAAGATTTCAATATATTTATAAAAGATGCTTTAGATACAGTAGCACCTTATTATGAAGGACATAGATTTGTACAAGCATCAGGTAAAGTTATTGATTTATCAAATCATCGTCCATTAGCGATTGAAAAGGTATATAATATTTCAGACGATCAAACTGTGTCTCTTCAAGAATATGCTTTCGGAGGTTCTGGTATAGTTTTATACGATACTTCTTTCATGAATAGAATTGTATCATATACAGCATTTAAAATGTTGTGGAATGAGATTCAATTTCAAAAAGGAATGAATTATAAGCTAATAGATAATACTTTATATTTAGATGAGTATCAACCTTCTGTTCTTATAGATATGTTAGTAAGACCTTTAGTATCATCTGATATTGAAGAGTCATCAATGTATTGTCCATGGGTTAAGAAGTGGGTACTTGCTGACTGTAAGGAAGCATTAGGAAGAATAAGAGGTAAGTTTACAGTTGATGGAAGTCCTTATCAATTAGATAGTGCTGCTTTATTACAAGAATCTATTAGTGAAAAAGCTGAATTAAAATCTGAGTTAATGGGAGAAATTTTTGTAGTATAATAAATTTATAAAGAAAGGAAGATTAAAATGAGGTCTGATACAAATAAGATTATTAAAGTTTTAACTGAAGGTGAAACTAATCCAGATACTGGTAAAGTTTACTTTGATGAAGATGATGCTGAATATTTTAAACAATTTTTGGAGCCATTTGCTACAGTTGTAATTGGATCAAAAATATCTGATTTTTATGATGATACAGGATTATTACTTATTAGATCAAATGGAAATGAGTATATTAATCCACCTCGTGAAATAGGAGATGGTGATAATCCATTTAATATTACTCAAGCTTTTATAGATAAAGTAGAAGAGTATTGTGCTAAAAAATATCCAAATGCTAGAGTAGATTGTAATAATAATGCATCTACATTTTGGATGTATGAAAAGATGGGGAGGTAGACTATGGTAAAAGATACTATTAAATTTTTAAATAATTTAAATGAGTCTACTCAATATAATACTAAATCAAAAGATGAATTTGAAACTATAGATGATTATAAAAGTGCAATTCATGATGATATATCAGTAATAAGAAGTACAATTGAAGATTTAAAACATAAAATGAATACTGATGAATCAGTAGAAATTTTAAATAGTTATATAGATAAAATATCAAGTGATATACTATCTAAAGCATACAATTAATTTTATGAAAGGAGAAATCAATGAGAAAAGATACTATAAGTATTTTAAGTACCTTAAATGAATCTGCATTAAATGAAAAGATTAATAAGGATAACATAGAAATTAATAGAGCTATCGCTAATCCTAACTTAGGAAAGAATAAAGATAAAATTAAAGCTGCTGGATATGATATTAATACTGATGATAATGGAAAAGCATATTCAGTTAAAAATAACAAAACAGGAAAAACTATTTATCCATCAGATTATAATAAAGATGAAAAAGGAAAAGTAGATTTTAAAGGTAAGTTAGATTCAAACAGAAAAAATATGAATAAATCAACTAGATATAATCATGATATAAGAAATGATAAAATACCTAAATCAGCTAAAATTGGAAAATATAAAGGTTTTTCTCAATATAATCAAGATGAAATACAGAGTTATTCTCCTTCTTACGCAGATACAGATAAAAAATCTATTTCTAAAAATGTTAATGACTACAAAGACGCTGTAAAAAATAGAGATGAAAAAACAAGATGGGCAAAGAGTGATAGAGAAAGTTTAAAATATTATGAAGATAAAGTTAAAAAAGCTCAAGATGATTTAAATAGAGAAAAAGAATATATTAATAAATATGAAAAAGAGGCTAAAGATTCAGAGAATAAAAGAAAAGAAATTTTATCTAAAGTAAGAGGTAAAAAGAACGAATCAGAAGAAATGTTAAAAGAAGCTTTAGTTCCTGTATCAGAATTACCTGATATGTGCTATGGAGTTTTACCAACAGATGCTTCTATAATCATAATTAAAAAAGGTGAGACAGGATATTATTTAACAAATAAAGGTTATGAGAAAGAATATGAAGATATAGAAGATTGGAACGAAAGAAATGATAAAGCAGATGAAGTTGCTAATAGATTAAATGCTCAAATTGATGTAACTCCAGAACAAAGATTATCTATGGAACTTAGAAGTATGAATGGTAATTGGAATGATTAGGAGGATATTATGAGAAAAGATACAATTAATTTTTTAAATAAATTAAATGAGTCTCAAAAGTTAGAAGAAAAAAGAAATCCAGAAAATGATGAAGCTAATGATTTAATAAGAAAATCTTTATCATCAGATGAATTTGCTAAGACTCATGCAACAGATTTAAGAAAACATGGAATAAAATATATTCCACCTGAAAAAGATTGGCAAGGCGGAGCATTAGAAGGAAAACAAGGAAGAAGATTAGCTGTTACAACTTCTGATTTTAAAAAAGACGATGTTAGAAAAGTAACAGATAGATATAATGATACTTATGCAAAAGGCTATGAAAATACTGATACATGGAAAGATGAAACAGACTTACATCAAAAAACATATGCTAAATCTAAAGAAGCTATTAAAAACGCTAAAAGAAATATGACAAGACAAACAAATAGAGTTGAAAAATTAAATAAAGCTGAAAAAGAAAATAAATGGGCATATGAAGATAAAGCACTTGATGCAAGAAGAAAACTTAGAGACTATAAAGAGACATTAGAAAAAGGAGTTAAAGCAGATTATAGTGATAGTGATAAAATTCATCCAGACGCTGATTTAAAAGGATTTTTAAATGCTAAAAAACATTCAGATAGACCTTTACCTAGAGAAAAAGATCCTGAATATCAAAGAAATGGTGGAAGAGTTGCAGACCCTGCTAATAAAGACGTGGAAGACTATAAAAGTTTAAAATCTAATAAGGATTATTTAAATAGAGAAAAAGAAAGAAACAAAGAGTATGATGCACAAGACCAAGAAAGAATAGAAGACATGAAGAAAAGAGCAAAAGAAGATAAGAAAAGAAGAGATTCTCATATTAAATCAGCAGAAAAAAGAATTAATAAAGTAGATAAAAGAATTAACGATAAATTAGATGCTTTTAGAAAGAGAATGAATAAACAATAGGAGATAAATATATGACTGAAAAAGTTAGAGGTAAATTGTATCCTTCATATAAAGAAATTGAATATTATAGAAAGAATTTTGTTGAAGGAGCGAATCTTCAAGGTCGTTCTGGTTTACTATATCAAGTAGATACAGAAACTCAAGTATATACTGACGAAGTATATACTTGGAAATCTCCTGTAAAGGTTTCATATTATTTAATAGAAAATCCTAGAAAGAATATTTTATTAAAATATGGATGGAATCCAGAAGATCAAAATAGCAAACCTATACTTTGTTATTTAACTTTTAAAGATGAAGAAAATAATGATATATTTCCATCTGAAGGTGCTATACTTGAAATATCTACAAGATCTGATCCTCATACTGAAGATATTATGACTCAAAAATTCGATATTGTAAAAGTAGATACAGATTATGATTTAGCTATGTTTATATGTAATTTAGCTCCTCATAGAACACAGCTAAGACCTATAAATCCAAATCCTACTAATACAGATATGAATAATGAGAATAGATTTTTAGATAGAACTCTTATAGGAGAGGAAGATTTAATAGATGATATTAATGAATAATTCAAATACGAGTATATTATTTTCAAGTAATAATTTTTTAGATTATTATATACAAATGTGCAAAGTTAGTTTATCTAATAAAATAAGTAATAATGATTTAAGTATTGCTCAATTATTATCTTTATATGATTTAAAAGACATTATGAGTGCTTTAGATACAATCAAAACAGATAGTAATAATAATATATATGTAGATGACCAAAGTAATGAATCTAAAATTATAAGATATTTAGAGTATGGCGGTGAAGGAGTAAAATCTCCACATTTATTTTCAGAAATAAATAATAAATTTAAATTATATTAAGGAAGGAGAAAACTAATGACTCATTCATCTTTTTCAGTTTATAGTGAAGCATTACAGAATTTATTTAAGAGTGTATTTAATGGTGACGTTATTGTAAAACCTGCAAATGAATCATTTGAGTATGCTATAAAGCAATCTGATAATGATTTAAAGTTTCCATTTATTAGTTTTTATCCAGATAATACTATGTATTTAGATAATAAAAATAATGCAATGCCTACATATACAGAAGGCATGCAGTATCAAAATCCTATGCCTATATATAATGAAGATGGTAGTTATAAATCAACTAATGATAGATTATCAAAAAATGCAGAATATTTATATATATTAATAGGTTATCAAATTGATATTTGGGGTACAAATAGATATGATACTGAAACGTTAATGAAAGAATTATTGTTTTGGTTATTACATAATCAGCAAGTTATTTCTAAATATAATGAAGAAGATTATTATTTTACTTTTTCATTAAATCCAGAAATAGTAGATAATTCTGATTTAACAACATATCAGACAAATGGTAAATTATATAGATACACATGTTCAATACAATTACAAGCAGCTTTAATTAGGAGTGAAAATTACTTTACAGTAATTAAACCTAATATAAAAGTAGAAGAATTAAAAGATAATAAATAAAGGAGGTAAACACATGTTACCAAGAGTTAACGTAAACGTTGGTGAAGAAACACTATTAACTGCAAACACACAAATTCCTTTTATTCCTGTAGTAATACTAAAAACTAAATCAGGACCAATAGGTACAATTGAAACTGTTACTAGTGAATCAGAATTTATAGAAAAATTTGGAAAGTCTGATTATACTGTTCCAGCAGCTTATGCACTACAATTATATTTAAGAAGTTATAGCTTTGTATATGTTACAAGAGTTGCAAATACAAGTTCTGCAGCTTTAGGAACAGGAACTATGACATCTACTGATTATGATTTATTAAGAGTTAGTACAGATTATAAGACAGATTTATTTAATGGAAAAGAAATTAAATTAGTTTATGATGCAGATAATCAAAAACTTTGGTTAGATGTATCAGCTATAACTGGAAGAACAACAATTTCAGTAAAACAATCTTACGCAGCAGATACTGCAAAAGCAGATGATTTGGAAGCAGCTTTAAATGTATTAGTTACTTCAATTAATGCTTCTGGATTAGGAATAACATTAACAAACTTATTTGTTAATAAAACAGCTACAGATCGTCTTCCAAGTGCAGCTAATTTAACAGCTGGTGTAAGTACATATATTAGTTCAGGAAATTCAGGAAATGATGTTGCTGTAGATAATTCTGTAGTAAACAGTCTTATAGATTTATATGACCAAGATATTGATATTGATTTAATGGTAGTTCCTGAATATACAAATTATACTGTAGTAAATCATGCTTCTGATTTAGCTTTAAGAAGAAACTTCTTAGTTGCTACATCTGTACCAAGTACTAGTGTATCAGATGCTATATCAGCAGTAGCTAACTTTGAGAAGAATAATAGAGGAAGTGTAGCAGTATATTTCCCAGATGTATATTATACAGACTTTACAGATAATAATGGAAATCTAAAAGCTATTCCTGCTAGTATGGCTGTTCTATCTACATATGCAAGAACAGATATGGGAAATAAATGGGGAGCACCTGCAGGTGTTACAAGAGGTACATTATCATTAGTAAATAGTTTAACTGTATCTTTAACAGAGGAAGATTTAACTGATTTATATGATAATGAAATTCCTATTAATGGTATTAATTATATCTCTGGAAGAGGATATGTAGTATGGGGAAATAAAACAACTTCTTCTGATTCAGCATTCTTTGATAGAATTAATGTAGCAAGATTAACTAAATATGTAACAAAACAAGCTTACTACATTTCATATGCATATTTATTCGAACCAATAACTCAGTATGTATTTACTGATTGGACAATGAAAATATCTAAATTATTAGAAGAAATTAAGACTGGATATGGAATAGATAATTATGAAGTTATAATGGATACTTCTATAAATACAGCTGTAACTATTGCTGCAAATCAATTAAATGGTATTATTAGAATTAAACCACAAGAAGTTGCAGAATATATCAATATAGATTTGACAGTAACAGATACTATAGCAGTAGAAGTAGAAGAATAAATAAAGGAGGTAATTTTTAAATGGCAACAATTAATTATACAAGTGCAGGAAAAGAATTAACAGCTACTAGATTTAACACTAAGAAATTTCAATTACAAAGAAAAAATCATTTTGAAGTACAATTCGATAGTGACTTTATAGATCCAGAATTAAGATTTATGCTTGTATCTTTTCCATTACCTAAAGAAAATACAGAAGCATCTGATATAAATTATTTCAACCAAACAATTAAAGTTGGAGGAAAAACAACTTTTGAAAATACAACAATGATTTTAAGAGATGCTATTCAATATGATACAGAACAAAAATTCTTAGCTTGGAGAAAGAAAGTATATGATCCTCAAACTGGTACTATGGGATTAGCTGCAGATTACAAATGCGATGCTACTGTTTATGAATATACTCCTAACAAAGAAGAGTATAGAACATGGAGAGTAGTTGGATGCTGGCCATCTTCAATAGATTACGGAGAGCTTACATATGATGATGGTGGAGAAAAACAACTTTCTGTAGGTATAACATATGATTATGCTTATAGATCAGATTTATAATAAATTTTATTATAAATCATGACACCAGAATAAACACACAAGCATTTTTATATTAAAGCTAATATATTATATTGATTAAAAATAGCAAACAGACGTATTTGTTTGCTATTTTTGTGTTTATATTTTATATATTATAATAGAAGATATTTATTATAAATTATATAGAATATTAAATAATAATTTTAGGAGGAATAAAAATGGAATCTTACGAGAAAACAGTCAGAATACCAAGTAATGGGTATTTTGGTAATTTAAAAGAAATTACATTAAGAGCAATGACTACTAAGGAAGAGAAAATATTATTAACATCAAGAGATTTTTCTGTATTTAAAAGATTAATTTCTTCTTGTTGCATTAAACCAAAAGATCTAGATATTGATTTACTACATCAAAATGATATTATGTATTTGATATACGCATTAAGACAATTAACATTCGGAGATACTTATGTTCAAGAAAGTAAATGTCCTGAATGCGGTGCTAACAATTCAATAGAGATTAATATTTCAGAGATGGATGTTGATTTTCTAGATACTGATAATATAGAAGAAAAACTTAAAGTTAAATTACCAGTAAACGGTGATACTTTACAATTAAAATTATTAAGTTCTGGAGATAATGAAAAATTAGATAGAATTATTAAACAGAAATCTGCTAAAGGAAGATTGCAAGATCCTGATTCTTATAGAATAACTTTAGGATTGATGGAATTAATTGTATCTAGAAATGATGAAGATTTTAAAGATGAAGAAGAAAAGAGAAATTACGTAGATAATCTTCATATGAAAGACTTATTAGTTATTAATAATGCTATTAACAAAGTATCAAATTTTGGTTTAGATAATAATGTTATTAGAGTTTGTGAGAATTGTGGAGAGGAAATTACGGTGGCTGGGATAATATGCCCTGAATTTTTTCGTCCTAGTATATAGTAAAGATTTTGTTGAAACACCTGAGAATAGTGAGATATTTGAATCTTATGTAGATTACGTTATTGCTAGGTATAACAATACTGTTAATGAGCAATTATATCTTATGGATGAAGGTGTTTCTTTTTTATATACAGATACAATCGATGCTCAAACAAGAGAAGATTTGATTAATCAAATAAGCGAATGGAGACAAGAACATAAAAAACCATCACTTTTATAGGAAGGAGGAATAATGGCTGAGGATACTGGAAATGTAAATTTTTCTGGAAATCAGAAAAATAATAGTATACAATCAGGAGTTTTTTCAAAAATTCAATATAATCAAGCTCAACAAAATTTAAATCAAGATGCTTTTAGAGATAATGGTTATATACAACAAATGCAAAAGTCTTTAAAAGATATTTTAGATTTAATGCAGAAAACTAAACAATATGAAAATGAGTTAGGAGCTTCACAGAAAAATCGTTTAACTAATTTAAGTTTATTAGCTGATAAAATAAATAGTAAACTTGAAAAGGTAGGTAAAACTCAAGAGGTATCTTATGATTCAATATTAGATTTAGTTAAAGATATTGGAAAATTACAATCAGATTCAAGTGAGCTTGAATTAACAAGACTAAAAAGACAAATAGACGCATTAGAGTTAAAGAAAAAGAAGACAAATGAGGAAAGACTACTACTACAAAAAACTAGACAAGATTATAATGCTATTACAGATAGTTTAATTTTAGCTAAAGACCTATCTGAAGATATGCTTAATAATATTGAAAAACAAGGTGATATTTTAAAAAATAATACATCTTCTTGGGTAAAAGCAACTTCAGAAACATTAGATAATGTTGGTTCTGTTTTATCTAGTTTAGCTAATATGTTTAATATAGAGAAAATCGCAAACTCAGGATTAAACCAATGGGTTAATAAGAAACTAGATTTACAAAATCAAATGATGAAAGATTTTGGAATGGCTTCTCAAAATCAGTACTTAAACTTTAAAAATAATTTAGATGTTACTTTATCTAATATGGGAAGCATTTATAATAGTACTGACTTAAGAACATATATGCAAAATGCTCAGAAAAATGGTTTAACAAATACTAAAACAATAGAGGTTTTAGCTAAAAGTTCTATACAAGCTACTAAATATTTAGGTACATCAGATGAAACTCAACAAATGATGTTTAAATATATGAAAAATACAAATAGTTATGATATGTTAGATGAACATAATAAAACTATTGTTGGATTATTAACATCACAATTAGGTGTAAGTAGAGATCAACTAGATGAACTTACTCAAATGGCTTTAAATGACTTAGATGCATTAGATGCAATTAACATAAATTCAGATGTTTTAGATAAGTATAGAGAAGGTTATACAGTAACTGGTGCAGCTTTAAGAAGTAATTTAGGAAAAGATACTGCAGATAAGATAATGGGAGTTATTACCGAATTAGCAAATTCTGATTATACTAATGGTGCAGCTTTAACTAAAAAGTATGGACCAAATGCTATGAGTATGATGAGTTATTTACAAAATACAGGAGATGTATCAAGTGTAGTATCTTCTTTATTATCTAATGGTAATTATGGTATTATTTCTGGTGATGCTTCAGTTAATGCAACATATCAAGCTTCTTTGGGTCAAGATAGAAATGTAAATGCTGCATTACAAGCGGGAAATGCTAATTATGGTGATATAATGACAGATATACGAGATGGAATGGATGCTATCGCCAATAATACAAAAACAATAGATGATTTTATAGAAGATACAACTGAATTAACTCCTATAGATAAATTAGCTAATACAGTAGATCAATTTATGAATAATATAGATTGGCCTGGATTTGTACATTTATCTACGGCAGCGGCGGCAGCGATTATTGCTAGTAATGTATTAAGTACAGTAAATACAATAGGAACTGCATTTAAAGGAACAGGATGGTTAAGTAAATTTTTCGGAAGTGGTGGTGTTGGCGCAAAAGCTGCTTCTGCTACAACTAAATTAGCTGGAACTGGAGCTGGTGGAATATTAGCTACAGGTGGTGGTATATTATTAGGACTTGGTGCAGCTAACATTATATCAGCTGCAATTAATTCAGCATATCAAAAAAGAGAAAAAGCAGAAATGGCTAATGCTGCTTATAATTTAGAAGGAACTAGTTTAGAAAATAATTCTGCAGCTGCAGCAGCTATGGGATTAGGTTCTACATATTCTGATGAGAATAACAATATTATAAAAGGTATAGGCTCAGGTTTTAGTAATACGACAAGATGGATAGGAATAGGAGCATTAGGTTATTTAAGAGGTTTAAATACTATAAATAAAGATGATTGGAATTTATTTAAAAACAATTTAAATATGAGAAAGATGTCTCAAGAAGATATAGAGGCATATACTACAGCGTGGGGATTATTGTTAATGTCTGCTGGTAGAGCTGGAGATGTTGATGATCCAATGCTAAAATCATTGATAAGTAATAAATCTGATTTAGCTAAATATATGCAAGAAAGAGGTTGGGGAAAGATTTATCTTAATAATATAGCAAGAGATATAAAACCTAAACCAAATCGCAGTGAAAAAGAAGATCAAACATATATTGATTGGGATAAATTAGCATTAGATGGTTACCATTTAAATGGTAAAAATTATATTCCAAAAGACAATTATAAAGCTTTATTACATAAAGGTGAAATGGTTCTTAGCGCAGCAGAAGCAAGAAGATATAGAGGTATTGGTGGAGCAGAGTCAGTAGGACCGCATGCTACAGGATCTTATGGTATGAATCATAAAGGTATAGATGTTTATTTCGGTCAAATTGGAACTCCAGTTGGTTCAGCAGTACCTGGTACAGTAGTAGATTCTAGCGATATACCTTATAATCCTAATGATGGCAAAAAATATCATGGGGCAGATACAAGTGGAACTAAATATAGTTCTTATGGAAGAGTTGTAAAGATTAAAGGTGATAATGATAATTTAACTTATATTTATGCACATTTAAATCAAAGAATGGTTGGTAATGGACAACATGTAAATGCTGGCGATTTAATAGGTTATTCTGGTACTACAGGAAATTCTAGTGGACCTCACTTACATTTTGAAATAGCTGGTCATGGTGCTGGATTTAATAATCATGCTCCTTGGTTTACATCATCTGTAAGAAATATAGGAGATACAAGTGGAGCAGTAGAACAACCAAGTACTCAATCAGGATTAGCAGCAAATTCAAATGGTAAACCTGCATTAAATGGTGATTTTGCTGGTTCAATAGCATCTGCAAGTGTATCAAGTAGACCTATACAAACAAAAAGAGTTTTACCTAGTTCAGCAATTCATAATACTGGTGGAATTGGAGGAGCTGAGTTAGTATCAAATTCTGTAAATAATGGTATAAATAAAATAATTAACTATTTAGATTCAATTAAGAATGAACAAAATATACAAAGAGAGATGTTGAATGCTTTTTCTAAAGCTAATTCATCTTCAGTTATTTCTAGTTAACCAGAATGAAATCTGGTACACTTTTATATACTAGTTAATAAATTATATTAATTAAAAGGAGTAGTAATGAATAGAATATATGTATCAGGTAATCCAAATAGATATGAAGCATACATAAGAAACAATCTTACAGGAAAAAAGATATTATTTCCTGTAATGCCTGAAGGTATCACAGAATCTCAATCAGCTAATTTTACTCAACAAGATATCTTAGGTGCTAGTAGACCTAGAATTGTGTATGCTAGTACTGGAGCTAAGACGATGTCTTTAAGTTTAAAAAATCTTACTGAAGATTATGTTCCTCAAGGATTTCCAGATTTATTATCTTATACTAGAGCATTGCAAGCGTTAGTATATCCTGAGTATAACGTAAATACAGTAAAAGCTCCAGATCTAACTCTAGTTTTAGGAGACAGAAGTATGAGTTGTGTTTGCACTAATGTATCTATTACTTGGCGGAAATACAGTTAAAGAACAAAGAATAACTTCTTGTAGCGCAGATTTAAGTCTTCTTATGACTAGAAGAAATGTAGCGGGAGCTACTTGGATAGAAAATAATGGATAGGAGATAGAATATGGCTAATCATGCAGTACAATTACAAATAAGTATTAATGGTAGAAGTTTAAGTATAGATAAGAAAAACTTAGTATCTCTTACAGTAAATAGAGTAATGGGAGATTCAGCAAATGAATTTACATTAGAAGTATTCGATGAAACTGCTTATCAAGTAGAAAGCTTATTTGCAGATACTAGAAATACAGAAGGTGATTCTTTAGCTTCTATTACAGTTTTATATTCAGCAGCAGAAAATTTAGAAATTAGTGATACTAAGTCTATAATGTTTAGCGGTATTGTTTTAACATATAACGTATCATTTGTTGGTAGAGCTACAATGTTATCTATACAAGGAATTTTAACTTCAGGTATAAGTAATAAAGCTGCCGCAAAGTGGTCATTTAAAAGATGTTCAGTATGTTGGGCAGATCAAGATAAACCAGACGAACCTGTAACTTTTGAAGGTACTGATGAATATGGAAATCCTTGCTTAATGGTAAATCCAACTAGATTAGTTGAAAGAATATTAAATACTTATAATAGTATTGATGGTGTAGGAGGTGCTTTTAAGATAGGTAATGAGTTTGAAGAGACTAAAGATATACCAGTTACAAGCTTACCTACTCTACAAAGTAACATGACTGCTGCAGAATATATATCAAATGTTATATGTCCTATGTCAGTATTAAGAGGAACTAACAAAGCAGGATTTCAATATTATGTAAATAGTAGTGGACATAATTTTCGTCATTCATCTTTTTATGATACAGATGTTAAAGTATCTTTAAAGATGCAATTTGGTTATAGTAATAGTAGAATAATAAGTTTTAGCTTAGCAGAAACTGGTGCTATAGTAATGGCTGGTGATTTTAAAGATGAGAATGGTAATTTGCTAATTTCTGCAGGAAGTTTAGATAAATTATATGGTCAAGAAGCTTTACAATTTGAGTCAAATAAATATACTAATGTTCAAAATGTTGAACAAGATTATGTAAAAAGCTATTTAGATATTAGAGATAATAAATCTAGATATATTACTTCTGTAAAAGCTTCAGATACAATTATAGGTTTAAGTACAAGTTTATCATCTAGTTGGGAGAATTTAAAAACACTTCCATTTGAAGCTACATTAACTATATGGCGGAGAATATTCTTCTCAAATAGCACCAGGAAATTATATATCTTTAACAATATTAGCACATGACGGAACAGTGCATTATGCTTCAGGTACTTATTTTATTATATCTGTACAAGATCAAGTTTCATCTGCTGGATTTATTCAGACGTTAACGTTATTTAAAAATAGTAATACATTTACAACTTCAGCTGAAGGTACTAATGAAGATTCAGAAATAAGAAATGAAATAGGAGTTACTATGTATACTCCTAATACAAATGAATTGCAAAAAGTTTCAACATCTTCTTTAAGTGATGAAAGAGTTAGAAATAGTAATAACAATAATATATTTAGTAGATTAGGTACAAATAATACTCCAATAACTAGAATTGGCAATTAATAGATGGAGGTGATGAATAGTAGTGTTTGATGTTAATGTAACAAAAGCAAATAACGCTAAATTAAATAATGATATTTTAAATAACAAGAAAAAACTTCAAGTAGATATTAATTATAATGCTTTTTATTTAGGAATAGTTGAAGATACAAATGATCCTCAAGGATTAGGAAGAATAAAAGCAAGAATACCAGCAATTCATGGTACAGATAAATCACAATCAATTTATCTAGACACAGCTAGTTTACCTTGGGCATCTCCAGCTTTATTAAATGGTGGATCAAATGATATGGGACAATTTATTATTCCTATTAAAGGTTCTACTGTTTATATGACTTTTGAATATAATTCATATAATGATCCTATCTATTTTGGATCTATACCTACAAAAATTGGTTCTACAAAATATTATAATGATAATTCAAACATATATAATGGAGAAACTTATGATATTAATACTAATGATAGAATAACAGATTTAGATAAAGATTCAGCTCAAACAGTAGTATATAAAAGTTTTAAAGGTGCTACTATTCTTATAGATGATAAGGATGGTAAAGAAAGTATATCTATAATAGATGCTGCAGGACAACAGATAGTTATGGAGAATGATTCAGATGAGCCGTTACCTAGAAGAGGAAATAAAACTTTACCACCATCTACAGCGAATATAAGAATATTAACTGCTGGAAGTATTGATATGATATGTGATGAATTTAATGTAGATACTAAAAATACAACTATCGATACTAATGTAGCAACAATTAATTCTGATGTAACAAACTTAAATAGTTCTGGAAGTACTAATTTATCTTCAGATAATTTTACTATTACAGCAAATAGTACTAATATTCCAGACTATGTAGATGATTCTGAAATACATATATCTATTGCTGATATAAAAAGTGAGGTATCAGATTTAGAATCAAAAGTAGAATATAAGAATAATAAAGTAACTTCAATAAATAGTAGTAGTACTGACACTCAGTATCCTAGTGCAAAATTATTATATGATACAGCAAAAGATTTAGAAATTGATGCTTTGACTAATATGGATATTGAGAATTTAATAAATTCAGTGGTATAAAATAAAAGTAAAGGAGATAAAGTATGAGTCAATACAAATATTTAGACGAGAATGGTTTAATTTATTATCATTCAAAGATTAAAGCATTATTGAATGGAAAAGTAGATAAAGCAGACGGAAAAGGCTTGTCTACAAACGATTATACAACAACAGAAAAAAATAAATTAAGTGGAATAGCAACTGGTGCTGAAGTAAATCAAAATGCTTTTAGTAATGTGAAAATTGGAACTACAACAATAGCTGCAGATAGTAAAACTGATACACTTACAATAGAAGCGGGAAGTAATATTACAATAACCCCAGACGCAACTAATGATAAGGTTACTATAGCTGCTAAAGATACAACATATGAAGATGTAACAACAGCTATACATGGTTTAATGACAGCTGCTGATAAAACAAAATTAAATGGAATAGCTGAAGGAGCTACTGCAAATACTGGTACAATTACTGGTGTTAGTGTAAATGGTACAAGTGTAGCAACAAGCGGAGTAGCAAATATAACTAGTGTACCAGCTTCAATATTAAGTGGAGCAATACCAAGTGCGGTAACTGCTACAACAGCATCTGCTGGAACAAATACAACACAAATAGCAACTACAGCATTTGTTAAAACAGCAGTAGACAATGCTTTAAGTTCAGCGGTAGTGTATAAAGGAAGTGTTGCTACATATAGTGATCTTCCATCAACTGGAAATAAAACAGGTGATATGTATAATGTTAATGATACTGGTAGAAACTATGTATGGAACGGAACATCATGGGATGATCAAGGTCAAGTTATAGATATGACATTATATGTAGAAAAAACAGACTTAGTGTCTATTACAAATGCGGAGATAGATACTATAGTTGCTTCATAGGAGGTAATAATCTATGAGTTATAATTTTTTAGATAAAACAGGACTAGCTTATTTTTGGAGTAAGATTAAAGGATTATTCTTAAAATTAAGTGGTGGAACGATGACTGGACAGTTAAAAACATCATTTAAAAGCAGTATAGCAACGGGTTCATATGCGCCATCAGCAACAACAATACCTAATCTATGTACAGAACTTAGATATTCAAGTGGATGTATGGGATCTTTTAGTTTATCTACTGCTTATACTTATGGCGGTATAACGGTTCCTACTGGATGGTATAATTTTTTATGGATACCTCATAGAAGTGGTGGTGTTAATGGTAATGCTAGTGGAGATAATTGTGATTATGGTACTTTTTTGTTAAGTGGTATGAATAATGCAAATGGAATGTTTAGAATTAGATATAGTAATGGCTCTATACAAGAGTGTAGAAGAATTACAGATAATTCTTTATTGTCAAATCTTATAGCAAATAGCAATTCATATATAAATACACATCCAGAAAATAGTCCAGTATTAATTCCGTTTATACATAATGATATATCTTTTTTATTAACTAGAGGTGGAAGTGCTAAAGTATATTATGATGATGTTGAACAGACTCAAAATATTTCAAATGTTTTTGATGGTTCTCCTAGTTATTGGGCTATAAATCCAACAGGAACAACAGAAATAGTTATAGAATTAACATTACATCAGGTGTTTGCATGGACAAATACAATTTATTGTGATTTTGGTTCAAGTGGATGGAGATCAAAAGCAGTAAAAATAGAAGTTATAAATACAAATTATGCTCAGGATGTTTGGACAGCAAAATTAAATACTACAACTAATGGGTCCGGGAATATAAAAGTTACATTTAATCATACTCCAGTTGGTGCAAGTAATGCAGGCGGTGGTTTTAATAAAATAAGATTTACTTTTAGTGATTGGAATAGTGCTACTATATTTAGAATTGCTCAACTCGGTGTATATAATTATGGATCTAAAGGTGTTAGAGAAACTTCAATGTCTAGAGGTATTGATGATTATGTGTTTAGAAATATAACACCAAATAGTAATAATACTTATAATTTAGGAAGTAGTTCAAATAAATGGGCTAATGTATATGCGACAACATTTCAAGGAAATGCAACAAGTGCAACGAAAGCTACTGGCGATAAAAACGGAAATGATATAACTACAACATATCAAACTAAGTTAACAGCTCAAACTGCTTATTCAGCCAAAGGAAGTGCTACGAAAGTACCTAAAATTACAACTAATAGTTTAGGACAAGTTACTAATATTACTGAAGTTGATATTGGTGCAGGAAGTGGAACAATAGGAAGTTCAAATGATACTATAGAAAATATAGTAAGTTTAACTAAAGCTGAGTATGATGCTTTACAAACTAAAGAAACAAAAACATTATATAATATTACAGATGATACATCTGGTGGAGGATTTAATGTAGACGATGTATATCCAGTAGGTTCAATATATATGAGTGTTAATAGCACAAATCCATCAACATTATTTGGTGGTACTTGGGAACAATTGAAAGATAGATTTTTACTAGGTGCTGGTGATACATATACAGCAGGAGATACTGGTGGATCAGCTACTAATACTATAGCTAAAGAGAATTTACCAAATTATAATTTATATAGTACAAGTCATAATCATGGTGGTGTATATAATGGCACAACATCTGCTGCTGGTTTAAAGAGAGATGGTGATGCTGTAAATAAAGGACAAGTTATTTTGAATACGAGTACAAAAAATACTGGAGATAAAACTATTACAGTTTCATCTGGCGGTAGTGGAACTGCTCTTAATAATATGCCTCCATATTTAGTAGTATATATTTGGAAAAGAGTAAGTTAGGAGGAATAATATGAGTTTAAGATATATAGATAGTAATGGAACAGAGCATAAAATAGCGGGATTAAATAATTCATCTAATGAGTTTTTACCTATTACTGGTGGAACTTTAACAGGAGAATTGAATTTAAGTAAAACATCATATAATTATAGTGGTGGAGCAATACCTGGGACTAAATTAGTAGGACATCATACTGTAGAAAATTTAGTTGAAGAATTAAGATTTTCTAATGGTCAATTTGGAAGCGTGTTACTGCAGACAATTTATACTAAGGATGGTATTGTGATACCTAATGGTTGGTATAATTATCAATATATTCCACATAGATGTGGTGGAGAAAATGGTGGAGTTCCTAGTGCTAGTACTGATACAGATAATGTGGAGTTTGGAACTCTTATATTATATGGTATGACTGTAAATCACGGAATTACTTATAAATTAACAATAGTAAATGGTACTGTTGCTTATTTAACTTCTCCTGAGATATATAGTACAACTGAACAGATTGTAGGAAGGTGGGTAGATGGAAGTTTTATATATAGAACAGTTTTAATTGGAACGCCTTCTAGTCAATTAAGTAATGTAAATCATGGAATATCTAACTTAGCAACACCTATAAAGTGTTATGGTTTCTACAAAAGAAATAGTGATGGATGTCTTGAACCAATGCCAGGAAACTATACTAATTGGGAATGTTGGATGTATGACTTTAATTCAACAAAATTTACATTAAGATTTAGTAATAATGCTTGGAATAGTGGTATAGCTTCTTATGTTATTATAATTGAATATGTAAAAACTAGTTAATTAATCTTTATTTATTATATGTTATAAAATTATATATTATAATAGAAGGAGTTATATATGTATAGAGAAGATTTAAATGTTTGGTATTCAGTTGATTTAGTTAATAAAATAATTACTCCTAATATTAGAAAAGTAAGAAGTAGATATGATAAGAAAGATCAACTACTTTTAAAAGACGGTAACTTAGTTATAAGAAATATGAGGAAGAGTGATTTACTTATTAGAAGTAATTCAACTGATATAGAATATAAAGTAGAAGCTAAAGATGAATATAGACCAGACTTATTAGCTTATAAATTTTATGGAGATCCTAGACTTGCTTGGGTAATTTTAGATGCTAATGATTTAAGAGATATATTTGAATTAAAAGCAGGAATGGTTATTGTAGTTCCATCTATTATAAATCTATATAGTAGTGGAGGTGTAATGTCTGAATGAGTAATATTTATGATTTAAGAGGTATAAGTACCACATTTTTAACTTCTTTAGGAAGAGTTAGACTATCTGATAATGTAAATAAATTAGAAGAAGATTTTAAAACATTATTAGAAACTAGAAAAGGAACATTAATAGGAGATCCTGCTTTTGGTAGTAATTTAGTAGATTTATTATTTGAACCAGCTAGTGAAAGTTTAGCAAATGAAATGAGAATAGAAATAGCAAACACGTTAGAGTCTTATTATACTAATATTTCTATTACAAATATAGATGTAATTTTTTCAGATGTTTCAGTAAGATTAGCAATATCTTATAAAGTATTTAATTCTAATATTAATGATACAGTAATGTTAGAATTTTTAACTGGTAATACTAATTAAAGGAGGAAATTATGAGTGATATAACAGCTCAAGATTTAGGAAGTTCTTTATCTGTTTTAGAGTTTTTAAGAGATTGGGCAACTGAAAATAATAATACACAAATGCTTGGAGAAGTAAACTTATTAATAAATGATTATAATTCAGTAATGGTTGAACCAGATATCTCTGATAAAACTTTATTACCTTATAATAGAAAAGACGCTTATTCAATTTTAGAATATTTAAAAATACAAGCAGAACAGCTGTCTAACGGAAGATGGACAGACTTTTCCGATTCAGATATAGGAACTATATATTTAAAATTAATGTCTTATATATCAGATATGGTAAACTTTCAAGTAGATAAAACAGCAAGCGAATTATATTTATCTACTTGTACAGAAAGAGTTAGTGCTTTATATCTATGCTCTTTGATAGGATATGAACCTAGACATTATATGTCAGCATATTGTGATTTAAATTTAATTTATAATAGTACTAGTGAAGATTTAGCTAACGGTACTGTAGTATCAGCTTATTCTACTTTTACAGATTCTACTGGTACTGTTATGTTTTCAAATATAGATGATGGTTATTTCTATAATAATAAATGCACATTAAAAGTATATGAAGGTACTCCTACATATTATTCTTATGGTATATCTAATATTACTTCTTTAGGAAGAATTATATTACCGGATTATAATATAGGAGTAAATACAATATCTTTATCTATTGATGGTACTAAATATAATAGAGTAGATGATGTAAGATTTACAACAAATACTTTAGAGTTTTCAGTTCATATTTATGAAGATCAATATTTGTATATTCAATTACCTTCATATTGGACAGATATGATTACTCAAGGTTCTGTTATTGAAATAAGATATTTATTAAGTTCAGGAGAAGATGGAAGAATAGGAAAGAATGTTCTTTCAAAAATAGAAAAATTAAATATGGAAGATTCTACTGGAATTACTATATATTCAAATACTGCTACTGAAGGAGGTTATAATCCTGAAACAGTAGATGAGATGAAAGATTCAGTACCTAGACAAGCAAGAACAATGAATACTATAGTTACAATAAATGATTTTGAAGAGGTAGGATTGAATGTTTTAGGAACTGCAGATATATCAGCATTAGATTATAATGATCCAGCTTCTGGTTTAATACAACCTGACGATTATTATAAAGTATATTTATATGTTTTACCTGAAGATGATACTAAATATGATGCTTATGATACAGAAGCTTTAAAATATAGAAATTCAATAATAAAATTAAGAGAAGATTGGGAAGTATCAGATTTAGAAAATGTAGCAGAAGCTCTAGATATTATAGCCAAAGCCAGTGTGTTAGGATCAACAATAACATTAACTAATGCTTTAAATTCTTATACAATAGATGATATAGTTCCATCAATAAATACTGGTCTTGAAGAAACTTCTTGGTTAGTTGAAAAAGTTTCTAATGTTTCTGGTATAAGCGATAGAATTGTATATTCAATAGCATCATCTGGAAATGATATAATTATTACATTTAATGATAATTGGAGAGATTTTGTAGACAATTCATATGAAATATATATTTATTATAAGAGAGATCAAATTCTTACAGATAAAGGACAAACATTAAGAGAGTATATAGACGAAAGAAGATTAACGTCTTTAAATGTAACATATCATGATTTAACAATAGTACATCCAGAAATTAATGTAAGTATTTATATGGATCAGTATGATATTCATTTTGATGTTGTAGGCGATTTAGTAAAAGATTTCATTCTTAAAAAATATTCAAGAGATAATTTAGGAATAGGAGATCCTATATTTGCAAGTGTAATAGGATCAGATATACTACATGAGTTTAATTATATTAGATATTGTGAAGTAGTTACTCCAGAAGAAAAGATAGAAGTACTACCTAATGGATTTATTGATGTAGTACCTAATATAGTACAAAACGGAGAATTAGTAAATCTAATTACTGTAAATGTTTACGATTATCAAAATAGAGTAATATAAAAATATATTATTTAAATTAGAAAATGTACCAGATTTCATTCTGGTAATTTCTAGAAAGGAAATATAATGACTTTTGATATTTCATCTGTTTTTGGATTTAGAGAAATGGAAGACAGACTATTTCCAGAGTATAGACAGAAAATTTACAATTACATAAAAGGAACTTTGTCTTTAGTATTAACTGAAGATGATTTAAATATAATTGTAGAATTAATAGCAGAATTATTTGGTGATTTATATATGAGAGCTAAAGTCTTACCTTGGGAAATTGATGTTGATAGATGTTCTGATGAAAATCTTCAAGCATTATCTACAATAATAGGTTATAGATGGAATAAAGGACTTACTCCAGATCAACAAAGAGAATCTATAAAATTATTTTGTATGATAAGAAGATGGAGAGGTACTAATTTTGGATTGTCTAATTTAATAAGATCTTTTGGACAAGATGCAGAAAGTTATTACTCTAATGCTGATTTAAGAGGTGTTGAGATTATAGAGTATGGCTCAGGAGATTATACAACTACAGAGCCAAATATGTATCCTG